GGGAACCAGAAGATGTTATTCCTCTTATGGCAGAGAGCGCCTAAGCGCCAATCATCATTATCAATCATTTCAAACAATCCATGTTGTTAGTTATAAACAAGAAAGGTAGCGTTACTGCTATGACAACCAATACAAACACCCAAACCCTGTCCACCCTCGTTGAGGAACGAATCCGACTCAAGGCTGAGTTGGACAATGTAACTCAGCGTCTCAAAGACCTTGACGAAGTCGTCATCGCTGAACTCCAGAGCCAGAATCTCACCAAGTTTGAGACCTCCGTTGGAAAGGTCAATCTCGTCCAGAGCAACACCGTTGTCTGGAATGACGAGGTTCTCAAGGAACTTCTCAAGCCAGTTCAGTGGAAGCGCATCATCGTTGAGAAGGTTGACAAGTCCCGCCTTGATGCAGAACTCGCTGTTGGTCGCATTGATGAGAGCCTCGTTGATGTGGCTCGCTCCATCAAGCAATCCAAGCCGTTCCTTCGCTGACATCAGCGGGGATTGTCCTGTCGCTTGACGCAATCCCAACCACAGCCATCGTAGCCTGCGATGTCTGCCCAGTGGTCTCTCTTCTCAGGTGTCCAAGAGATACGGGCAACCTTTAGAAGAATCATCATGATGGCGACATCGTGGGCACGAAGGTCAAGACCATCTCGTGCATCCATCGTGCGTGCGAGGTATGTCTGCCACAGCGATGCGGTGGTGGTGAAGTCGTCTACTGGGTCTCCGTAGTCAACATTCCTGTCACCATTAATCAAATTAATTGCTTCTTGAAGAATCTCAGAGCGGAAGTTATCCATGGCTTATCTCTCTCTTCCACAGTGTGTGGTACTCGTTGTAAGTTTTAATTGCTTGCGAGAACTCATAGAGGCTGGACACACGGCGAGCATCCCCAATTTGTTGGTTCCATGGTCGTGTCTGCAAGAATGAATGAGCGCCTGACCACCCATAGGACAGGTATTGCTCGGTGTAATCATCAATGGACGCACACTCGTCTACTGCCAGCGCAGTCAACACAGCAGACTTGTTATCAGTGAAGTGAATGCTGTCTGGTTGAAGTCTCCATCGTTCAAGCCATCGTGTTGTCTGGGAGATGCTTGACCATGGTCGGTGGGTCACAATGTGGATATTAAGATTCTGTTCTCTCAATGAGCGCCAACCCTGCATCACTCCTTCGTATGGAGACCCTTCATTGAAAAGTTGTTTCTCTTCTATGAGGTGTTCAAGAAGGTTGTAGAAGTCTGATTCGGTCAATCCCCAGTCTGTGTAGAACTCCCACTTGTCTGGGTAGGGCAATTCCCGACCTAGTTCTCTGGAGGCGTGAAACTGGATGATGGTAGCGAAGTCAAATAACACACCATCAATGTCAACTCCGACATCTGTAATCATTTGCTGAGAGCCTTCACAATCTGTGTGGCTTCCCAGTGGTTGTTACATTCACAGAGGAACTCATAGTCCAATGAACCAAGGTGTCGTGAGCGGGCGATGATGTATCGGTCACTACTCATGCGGACAATAGAGTAATCAAACTCTTCTTTTGGTTGTGGGTTCATGGGCTTGTTCTGTGTGTAACCCTGCTTGCTGAACCCTCCACCGTGACCTTCAGAGTAATACCCGTTCGGATAGTCATTGACACTGTTTTGTTTCTTGGCAGATTCGTATGCTTTACGCATCTCTTCGTAGTCCATCTTGTTTCCTTTCAAATTGGGCGAATTGTAGTTTTGTTGTTTACGACTTGTCAACCCTCTTCGGACAAATCAATGATGTCTGCGTACATGGCATCGGTTGCTTCTGGACTGAGTCCACCGTTGGGCAACTGGCGAGCCTGCTCCCCTGCCTTGGCACCAAACAAGCGAGACAACACACCACTGGTGCCACGAGCCTCTACCTCAAATCGCAAGGTGTCACGGGTATCGGAGATATTCTTCATGCGCTCCACCATGTTGAAGACTCTGTCCATCTCGGCTGACAGGGTGGTGTCAATACCTTGACCCTCTAGTTCTTCAGCGAAGCGAGCGAACATCACACGACCCACTTGCATCTCTACGAGAGCACGCATGGCGGAGTTAAGTTGGTCTTTGGTACGAATCTCAATAGGCAAAGAAAACGCACACTCACTATTTTCTTGAAACTGAGGACAACGGCTTGCCAAGTAACAATGATTGCACTGGCGTAATGGGTCAGCGTTATAGCGCAGAACATTTATCTGTTCTGGGTCAATTTCTATTGATTCTCCTTGCTCATTTGATGTTTGAGTACCCATAGAAGTCATGGTCTCAACACCCATAACTGGGAGCAATCTTTTTTCGCTTTCGTGCCTCTTTTCTGGTACCTGTGGAACAATGTTTGTACCCCTCGGTGCCACAGAAGGCGTATTATCGGTATCCCCCGAAATCATTATGATTTGGTTGTCATCAGTGAGTGTGAACTCTTCTTCATCGTCTACATTCATAAGGTCATAGCCCCCAAAGTTTTTTGTCTCCCATGCTCTCCATGACTGGATGGCAAGGTGTGCCACAGCGTTTACTTCATCATTGAGGACTGCCTCGTAGTCCACCCCAAGGCGGGTGATGTCTGCCCTGTGGCGCTTGCGTGCGCTCTCTTTTTGTTGTGCTGGGTATCTGTGTAGGGCGTGACCATCCCATACCTGTGTCTCTCCGTAGCGCAGTGCGCTAGACCACGAGACAACCACTACAGACTCCCAACCGATGCGTTCAATGACATCTGGTTTAGATGTTAAACCAATTAACTGAGTTGACCAGCGGGTTGCAATCTGCCCGATTCGTGCAACCGTCTTTCCTGTGATTGCCTTGTCCGAGACAGCAACTCGTGGATATTTCTGGCACAGCCATGTGAGTCGCTCAAGGTCGTCTGGGTCATTCCAGATGGGGACATACTTCTCACCCATCCATGCACCATCGTAATCTGGTCGTCCGATTACATAAGTCAAACTATCTATGTGCTCACGAACAAACTTGTCGTAACGAGCCAAGTCCTCATCATTCTCTGATGTGTACAGAATGATGTCGTTGCCCTGATACACCGTTGCGAGGTCTAACTCTTTGCGCTTGGGAACAGCAAAGTGAGTGAGGTTGATACCAAATCTGGTAACACCTGCACTCAAGAGAATAGAACGATAGGAGCCTTTCTCGGCTCCACCAAAAAATACTTTCACTTCTTCCCTAAATACTGTCTCATGTCCAATCTCATTTGTAGTAGTTGGTCAGACAATTTAGATATTACTTCTACAGGCACTTCTTTTTCCTGCGCTGACTTACGCAACAAAGCATCAGCAATTAACAGTGCGGTACGAGCCTGACTGAAATGAGACTTAGGAGGATTCTCCGACACAACACCTCAATCCCGTGGCTTTCGCCATACAGAAGGTCCGTGCGTCTCCTCAATCTCTTGACGGTGCTCATCGTCTTCATAAAGGCGGATAATGTGCATACATGGTGGTTCGCCATTGGCTTCTTCTTCCAACCATTCTTCCTCAGACATTGGAAGACCATCATGTGTGTAGCAGATAGTTGGTCCGCACCATCCGTTGTCCATTCCAATTTTCAACCACTCATCAAAACTCATGTCGTCAATCATTCCATTGTCGTTCTGCTTTGGCAAGGGCTTGTGCATCAAGTTCTCTAGAAAGTTCGTCCCATCCTCGGATAGTTCGTCCTCCAACCCATTCTGGTCTGGGGATGCTTGGGATAGAGACAAGGAGGGATGCAATCCCTTCATGAATGGATTTAGCGATAGTGGCTGGGTCTGTATCAACGAACCAGTCAATTCTTCCGTATCCTGCTTGGATACTACGAATACGCTCCAGTTTGGCATCGGGAGATGTTTCATAAGTTAAGTCAATCGCTCCTGCCTTGTAGCCCTCACGCTTTAGCCACTCCATGAGTATAGGTGTTTTTTTATCGTCAAGTCCGTGGGCTAGAACACAGATGCGACCTTCGTATTTTGCGAACAACATGTTCCACAAAGTGCGACCTTCTTTGGTTGGTTGTCGTGCGCCGAGTTCTTCTCCCTCATGCGCCAGTACATCAAACCCGATGACAATCACTTGTCGTACAGCCCCATTGCAATTCGCTCTTGCTGTGCAACCCATGAACCAACTGGGCAGTACATACATAGGTACTGACGGTGTTCCTTGGGTACACCAATCTTGCGACCAACAGTCTTGTCATCTGCACACCAGTCAGCGCATCCAGCCTTTGGACGGTCATGTCTGTTATAGCACTTGAGTGCATCTGTCTTGAGTTCATCACGGAAGTCTTTAATGAACACATTCATATCGTTTAGTTCATTCTTCAGAGCCGTCTCAACATCTAACTTAGATGCCGTCTCTGGGTCGGTGCGGAAGATAAGTGCATTACAGGTATCTGGTGCACCTTGGTTGGCGTACTGTGCATTGTGTCGGTCACACAATTCAATTAATTCTTGGTCGTACTCAGTAGGTCCGTCATATGGACGCATCTTGTACATGACACCATGTGTTTTACAAACGAGCAGACGCTCATAACCAGTCTCAGGCATTTTGTGCTCCTAAATTGTAGTCGTGAGGAAGAATCCTACACGAAAATTGTATCCGTGTCTTAGTAACGACCAAGGCTGTCACTACCCATTTCGGTGACAGCCTTTGGATGCCATGTGGACATCAAGTTGTTGATTGTTTCTGGACTTTGTTGCCGTGCCCATTTAAGTGCTTGCTGAATCTCCAACCGCTTATTAGTTGGTTGATTCTGGTCACGCATTTGTCGGTAGTAATTAACAGCGCCCTGTTGCATGTCCATGGCGTCATCACTCCCTTGGGTTCCTGTATAAAAACCATACGAACCATGTGAGTAGCGTTGTGATTCAGGAGCAGTTGCTTGAGACATACCATATGCCTGAACAGCACGGTTAATTCGTGGCGTATTGCGATACACCCGTTGTCCGTTAAAAGTTGTCATTACAGACCTACATCCGCCAATGGGTTACGCTCAACGATGCTGTACTGCTCACCAGTTGGGTAAACAGCGGACACTTCGTGCATGCGCTTGGTGGCATGTGTTGGGTCAACCTCTCCGCCACGGTCTGGGGTAAGAGACTTGAACTTACCATCGGTCATACCAAGACGAAGGTCTCGGTTCATTGAGCGTGAGTCATTAACTGCCATAGTTCCTCTATTTTATCACTTAAGTGTTTTTGGGTTTGCGCTTCTGTGTACGACTGCCTGCTGGCTTTGTGGTGCGCTCTTGTGCGGGTTTATAGGTTGGGTCAAACATCCTGCTTGTGTCAAAGTCCTCACGACCACCCTTGGGGAAAGGATTCTCAGGTTCGTCTTTCCATTCAACACCAGATTCAAATGGTTCGTCTGGTGCTTCACGGGCAGATGTGGTGAGGAAATCACCACCAAACTCTGGCATCGGGGGCACATCCATTGGATTAGTGTTTTTAATTACACTTTTTGCAGTTGAGCCTGTAGGTGCTGGTGGTACAGGTGCTCCTGTACCTGCTACTGGAGGTGTAGAGAACGGTGCAGGTGCAGGAGATGCCTTGCGAACTGATACTGGAGCAGATGGAACTGCCATACCTGTACCAGTAGGTGCTGGATATGTTGGCGGAGTAGGTGGAACCCCCGAACCAGTTGCAGGTGGTCCACTTGGTGGTGCACTAAACGGTGACGGTGCATTGTCAATTCTTTGTTGTCTCAGTTTTCCTGCGGTTGTTCCAACTTGTTTCAGAGTGTCAAAGAACTTTCCTGGTTGTGGAACAGTCCAGCGATGTGGAACTGTATCTACATATGCAGGCGTAGAACCGTAGTTGCGACTAACGCCTGCACTGGGCGATGTCCAAGTGTTGCGCTTAATCTCAGGTGTTGTTGGCTCTGTCCATGTGGTTGGCTGTGGTCCAACAGATGAAGGAACATCAATGTTAAGTTGATATCCCTTTCTTCGTGGTGCCATTACGACCACAATCCTTGCATTGAGTATCGGCTAGAGCCTGAGAAATTGTCTTCCATAAAACCGTTGCGGAACATCACTGGAGCACCAGACACCCACGAGCGATATGTGGGAAAGTTGCGGTCAATGGTCAATGCGTCTGCGACACCCATCTCTTGTTTAACCATCCCTCTAGATTGAGGAAATAGTTGCTGTGGCACGACAGGACGAATAGCCCGAATGTCTTCGGGTGTAGAGATTGCTGACTGTAGCGCAATGTCTACCAGCATCTCTTGTCGTGACTGCCACGGCTTAGATGGGTACTGGGGCATTACCCGTATATCTCTTCACGACAGTCAGCGCAAAGAGCACGCTCTGTGGAAGTTGGCTCATCACATATACCGCATCCGTGCATTGCAGGACGGGGGATTCCGCCAGCGGGTGCATCATCCTCATGCATTTGAGGGAATCCCTTAGAAAGGTCACGAGCAAGTCGTGCGTATGCACCACGGCTTACAGCACGGGCTGGGTGAAAGGATGTGTCTTCGCCTTTTGGCATTATAAATCCCTCATAACTTCAACTTCATCGGTGTTGAACATGTTTGCGTCACCGCCGTTTAACTGGTACTTCTTTGAAACTTCTTTAAGATGCTTCTTTGTGAGTCGCTTTCCATACAATGGTGACTCTTGGTTTGCATGACGAAGTTCGTTGAAAGGTACGGATTCACGGTCTCCGCCCTCCCATCTAATTGCAATGAATCCACGGTCACGCAAACCATGGAGGTTAACACGACCAACCTGACGGGCTGGATGTCTGCTAGTATCTTCACCTTTTGCCATTAGTTTTGTCCTTTTACTCGGCGGTCTTGCATGCGCTCGCCTTCTGCTTCATATTCTGCTGGCATGTCCAAACGAGATTGTAACGGACGGCGAACACGGTCTGCTGGACCGAATGCTTCGTCATAGTCTGCCTGCTCTGGGTCATAATTAACACCCATCAATCCAGCATTTCGTTCTGCAAGCATTGCCTGCTGTTCTAACATCTGCTGACGCATGTTAAGAAATGGGTCAGCGATTGGTTGACCACGGTGATTATGTGCCATTACTGACCCTCTTTTCCTTTTTGGACGGAGAAACCATGTCCAGATTCTTGAAATGCCTGCACTGCTGGGTTGACAGGGGCATTGGTATCTGGCATCAAGTCTCTGTCAGAGTAACCCATGTCATCATCTGCGTCTTCTCGCTCGGTGTCATGCATTTCACTACGACCTTCAAGACCTGCGTACCCTGCACCACTTCCCATACCCATGATGTCACGGACTTCTTGTGCGGCTGACCGAGCGCCTGAAGCAATGTTCACACCATAAGCAATACGCTGGATGGCACGAAGGCGTTGTGTAAGAGCATTGCTTCGTTGTGTTAAGTGTGGGTCTGCGATGTACTCACCACGATGATTCCATGCCATTACTTGCTCGCTTTCGTTGGGGTGGGCTTCTTTAGACCACCAGAAGGTGTGTTTGGCTTTGGCTTACGAGGAACTTTGGAACCACCGCCAGAATCTTTGTCGTTTGGCTTGTCTTTCTTATTGTCCTCATCTTCGGTGTACTTATTATTTTTCTTTTCAAAGTTATACTTCTTGTTCGCACCCTTTTGGATGTACGAACCACGCTCATCATCTGCTTGATAAGGCATGGATGACAATTGTTTTGGACCCTTACTGCGACCATCTTCCACATTTGTTAGGACAACATCATCGTTGCTGTGAGGGTTTGACACCTTGTATGATAATTGTGAACTTATCCACGAACCTTGGTGAGTGTTTTTACTTCTCCGTGTAGGACTATCTCCGATGGTTGGATAACCTGCTATGTCACGGGAATTATTTTGTGGTCTAATCTGAGGATTGTAATCTTCATTTAACCGCTCGTAAGGTTTACGCTTCATAGGAGCGGGCATACGGAGAGGGTCAGAGCCATTGTGCTGTCCTCTGTATTCGTCACCAAATCTATTTGCCATACAGATATTTTACTTCATTTAACGCCAGCGTGGAGCCAGAGTTTTTAATTGACTTCTGCGTTGTGGGCTGATTTGTTGGGCTTGTCCCTCTTCGTTGCCACGGGGGATGCCACGAGGACCGACTTTACCGTCATTGGTCAGGCGGACTGGCTCTGCACCCACTGGTGCAAACTTCAGACCCTGCGCCTGATATTGGAGACCTGTGTACTTACCGAACTCATCAGGCCAGAAGTAATCTCCTGTATTGATTCTTTCACCTTTGTGAACTCCACGACTGTACTGTCGTGCGTTCATACGGCTTAGGGTGCCGAGGACTTTGTCCTGACGGCGGTTAGCAGACATGGTGCCCAAGTAACCATCGGGGTACTGGGTGTCAACTGCTGTGCGATTACCAGACAGCAACTGGTCTTTGGATGAACGATAGTACGGGGTCGGTCCGTATCCGTTTGTGGGGTCAGCGTTTGGTTGTGATGATGGATTTGACCAGTTACCAAATGAAGGTGTCTGCTGTGCCATTACATCATCCCCCCTGCGGAGAATCCACCCATGAATCCACCCTGACCATTACCTGTTGGCTCAATGGGGCGTGCAGATGCTTGGCGAGCCTTCTTTCGTGCATAGCGTTGCTGTGTACGAGAACGAGAGCGTGGGTGCTTAGTTGCCATTGTTGTCGTAGAAAGAATCAGTGATGTCTTCTGAGTCTTCTTCTGGCTGATACTTACTCAGGTTTCCGCCCTGAAACATGTTGGGCTGGTTCTTAATGGTTCCCCAGTGTGAGCCAGATGAACTAACAATGTGCATGTCGCCCTGTCGGTTTCGGAACACACGACCACCTTGTTCAATAAGACGGCGGGCGTCTCCACCCCAGTTGTTCTTTTGTGTTTGACCTTGTGGTCTAAATACAGGCTTACCTCGGAATGTTGACATAATTAATTATTTATTTCTTTGGAGGTAACTTAGGACTGCGGTCTAACTTAGGTTTACGAGATTCATGGGCTTCGTATTCTCTTCGCAACTCTTCTGCTTTAAACTTATTATCTGTTTTTATTGCAAGAAAGTTTTGTGCATCACTGTGTGATGTGCCGTAGCCAATTGAATGCTCCGCTTCGTAAGCGTTGCTTTCATGCTGTTTGATGCGGTTCATCAGATTCATAGAATGCATAGGGTCATACGCTTTCTCCTGTGTACCCGTAGTGTTTGGGTTTTTACGAGGAGGTTTTGGGGGAGGTGACGATGGACTAGCAGGTCTTGGAGGTGGAGTAGGTCCCCCTGTAGGACGATTAAATGACTGATATGGTTGGTCACCACGACCAGCGTTTCCACCGCCACGGAGTTTTTGCCGTATACCGTTAAAAAGTGCCATTATAGTCTTTTATATCCACGGGCTTCAAGTGAAGCACCAAGAGCCTTTACATAGTGGTCTGAAGAAATCAATCCACCATCTTCTTCCTTGGTGCGCTCTTCCATAGTGTTTTGGGTGTATGCATGACCAAGGGGTTTCAATGCATCTGCCATGGCTCCACCAAGGTTTGCACCCAGTGAGTTAGGGCGTTTTACTCGTTTTCCACGAAATGTTGGCATTATTTACCTCACTTAATCTGTGGTTTTAATGATATCGCAGAAATAGTTTCACCGTTTTCACCTTGAATGTCATCAAAACCGATGACAAAAGACAGGTCAATACCACGGGGTGCGACAAACCCACGAGCAATTGCGGCGGCTTTTACAGCCTGATTGACGGCGGATGCGCCAATAGCACGCATCTTTGGGGTCTGTCCTGCGTTAATGGCACGAGCCATAATTGAACCAACAGACTGTGGATTGCTGGAACCAGAGACCTTAAGGACATCGTCAATAGAGGTATTCAGTTCTTGTGACATAGGGGTAACTCCTTGTAGTTGTTTCCCCTATTTTAGGTGTATCCAGCCTCATCAAGTAGTTCAACAAAATCATCTAACCTCATCACAACATAGGACTCTCCAAGGGCTTTCTCGCCCTTCCCAGCACGCTTGATGACGAGGGCTGGTACAGCGCCACCTAATCTCTTTGCCTGCTCTACGGTGTCATTGAGCCACTGGCTGAGTTGGAAGGCTTTCTGGTTCTTGCACTGGACCGCTACTTTTCTAAGAGTCGTCTTACGAGCAATCCCATTGATATCCCCAGTGTCGTTGCCACCAGAAAGTGCAGGACGGTGTGCATGGATAAACCCCTTTCGGATTAAATAATCCCTTACAAGCACCTCAAAAGATGTGCCCTTGGCTTTATTCTTGTTTCCCATGAGTTGTCTCTTTTGTGGCTTCGTGTTCTAGGTCTACAAGAAGTTCATTGAACATGTTGTAGGCTCTGGTCGCTTGACCGAGATGTACCAACCTTACATCACCAAAACCATCAATCTCACATGACTTGACAAAGTGAAGGGCGATAAGCCTCCACCTGTCACGCTCGTCTTCCATCTTGTCAGTCATCAGACAACTTCTTTCTTAAATCTGTTCATTTCATCAATAATTGAAAGAAGGTCACTTCCCCAAACATCACAAATGTGTGTAAGTATTAATTTTAGGCGATGAATCTCTTCGTTTGCCGTGAAGTTCTTATCCGCAATCGTTGAACACATTTTGTGGTAGTAATCACATGCACCCCGTAGGCGTTCAATCTCATCAATCGCATCTAGATGGATTGGCGCAACTATTTGAAACTCAGAAAATAGGCGGTCATATTCTTCCTGTAGTCGGGTCACAATGTCATCAGTCATCAGTAATCGCCTTTGACCAGTCACCCACAGGTGTAAAACAGTTAGCGCAAGTTCCATAGCCTCTTTGGTATGCGGAAGGACTGACAACATGACCATCAGCACAAAGGTCATATGGTCTGTGATTCTTGATGGCTTCAACTGCCTTCATAATGTCTTCGGCAGTTAGTTCATTACTCATGTTTGCGCCCTCTGTAGGCATAGTCCTCTACGCATTTGTATGAACAGAAGTGGTGTTCAATCAAACTACTGTAAATAGCGTGCTCTTCAACTTCTTTGTATGGACCTAGCAAAGTAAGCCAACCTACTGGAACAGAGTCCATTGGTGGTCTGTTGAAAGACCCTACCGAGTGATATTGGGGAGTAATATCACGCTTACCGCACTCATCACATTCCCATCCAGTTCCGTAACTCATGAGTCTCCTTTTGCATCTGGGTGTATAAAATCGGTGTAGTTCCTATTTAATGGAAACAACTTGTCACGCATGACAGCATTATGTTTTTGCCACAATTTGTTGTATTCACTGTTTTGGTTAGCCATTTCATTTCTGAGATGCTCAATCTCATCAGCCGCTTTATGTAAATCCTCAACAACATGACTTGGTTCTGTGGATGCCCACAGCCGCAACTTATCCACCAAGTCCATTTCAATATCGTCAGTCGCCATGGTATCTATTTGGTGGGTAGACATCTTTGGGGTCTGCTTTGCCTTCATTCATCATATTGACAATCCAAGTAACGGATTCTGTCACTTGTTCAGCAAATGTTTTTTCTTCTTCTACTTTTTCTGGGTCTTGATTCATTTCATTTCCTTTGTTGCTCATTAGTAATCACACACCATATCTGTCCATTGCGTGGGGTCTGCATCATAGCAGTTGTCATAACTCGGTTCACTTGAACCTCCCAGCCACAACAATACGAGGATTATTCCAATAATCCACCAGATGAGATTGGAATCATCGCTTGCCATGGAGGACCTCAATTGCATCGTCAATTGCATTGTGGAGAGAACCCCACTCCAAACGATGGCGCTCCATCACCCGCTTGTGATATGGAGGCATCTTGGATTCTTCAATAATGACATTCTCAATCTTTTGGATTGCCTTGCTAAGTCGTGCAACTTCTTCGTGTGCACGCATCAGGCTGACCTGAAGGTCATTGATGGTTGATTGCTCTTCTGTCATTTCTTACCAAACTTTTCACCCATGAGAACACCACAACTAAAGATAGCGATGATGTAAATCATTTGAACTATGAACTCACCCACTGACGACCTCCTCGTAGTCATTGAGAATTGCGGACGCCATTCTTAGCGCAGATGGAATGTCCTCGTCAAGGATGTTTTCAACAATTGAGTTAATGGCGTTATACATCAACTTGGCAAGGAACTGCCAGTCCTGCTCACTTGTCGGTGCCACGATGTGCAACTTGTTTTTCTAAATAATTAATGTTCTCTTGTAACTTGGCGATGGTGTCGTTATCCAAAGAGTACAGACGAACATAATCTTCCCGAAGTTTTTCACAATCTTCCCGAAGTTTTGTGTGGTGTTGGGTGTATCCAAACAAATACGCAACAGCGCCAACCAATGCGGTGAGAATTACATCAATGACCATAGAAAGCCCTTACCTTTTCTTTTAACCGTTCGTTTTCTTCTTCTAGTTTCTTAACCAACTCCCAGAGTTGTTTAATCTTCTGCTCGTTCTCTTTGTGTTGTTCTTCTTTGTCAAGCATCGGAACCTCGGTATGTCTGGGCGACTCCTCGTAGGTACTCAATACCTCGTGGAGTTATCTGCCACTTGTCTTTAACTTCTCTAACAAACCCACAGCGTGACAGGACGGACATGGTGTCTTTAACACGAGAGGGCTTTTCAAACCGTGTGGGAAAGAACTCCATGAGGTCTTCCATACCAATGGGTTTGTTCTTCATCTTGGCGTATTTCAAAGCGCAGTGCGTTGCACCACCGTACTTAATTCGGCTCATGGGTTGTA